TAATACCACGAAAATCTGTACCACCCTCAACTGCAAGTTTTACTAATTTGGATGCCTTTAATAGGTCATCACTCATTTCTTCAAGGCCTAAATCACCAGTGACTTTACCTAAATCACCAAATCTATTTAGTTCTTCTCTAAACATGCCTAGTGAAAGAATACCTGCATTGATAATATCTGACTTCTCTCCGAGATTGATGGCCTGGTCTATGGGGGATTTACTACCTGTTAAGAAATCTAGTGCCGCTCCAGCCGCTCCTGCAAGAGAACCTACAAATGACCCTGTGCCAAATGCCGCGAGTCCAGCACCTAATGTAGTTAGGGCAAGTACTGTTTTGTCAATCTGTTCTATATTACCCAGGCCGCCTATACCAAGTAAAGTGGCGACTTCATTCTTAACTGATTCTCCACTCATCACTCCATCGCCGATTCCTGCAAAGAATGAACCAACTCCAAAGTTTGCCAGACCTAAACCTAGTGCAGTTAATGTTGCTACTGCAGTAGTAACTCCCTCTCCTGTTGCATTTGGATCTTCTGCAATAGAAAGTAAATGACCTACTGTAGCACGTATTGCCTCTCCCTGGCCTTCGTGTGAACCTTTCGCAAAGAATGCACCTACTCCGAATGCAAGTAACCCACCTGATAGGGCATCTAAATCATTAGAAACTACCTGACCTGATCCTAAATTCGGATCTTGTGATATAGAAAGTAGGGTTGCAACCGAGTCCTTTACTTCTTGTGCCTGAGTTGCACTTGCTGCATTAGCAAAGAATGATCCAATACCAAAATTAATAAGGCCCGTTCCTATAGCGCCAAGAGTACCGAATACTCTTAAAGTATCTCCTGGTTTTCCTGGGATATTAGCAATACTTAAATATGTGGCTACTGCCTTCTTAACTTCCTGTGCAGTATCATCAGAAGCGGCCTTGGCGAAGAATGTGCCAATACCAAAGGCTCCTAATCCGATTCCGATTGCACCTAGTGTTCCCATTACCCTTAAGGCATCGCCTTCTTCGCCAGGTAATCTGGAAATTTCTAATAGGTCTTTTACATTGGCAACAATCTTTTTGCCATCCATATTTTCTAGTGTATCAAGTAAGAATGCACTAGAGGCAAATACTGCCGCCACACCTGCAGCAGCTGCACCAACTCCGATACCTGCACCACTAAGTAGTTTACCTACCCCGGCCATTTTACCACCACCTGAGCCACCACCAGAAGATGATGAGCCGCTATTGTTTTGTGGTATACCAGAAGACCTCATGGCCTTTAATTCATCACGTATTTCTTCAAAGATACTGGCTCTTTCGTTTGCCTTTTCTTTATCAGACAATTTATTGGCATTCATTGCCTCAAAGAAGTTATCAAATCCTACATTGACTCTATCACTCATTTCCAAAGAGGCTTGTTGGATCTTTTTCATCTCCAATAAGTGTCTTCTTGTATTCCTACCATCACGCTCGATCTCGCTAGTCGCGCGATTATTCTCGGTCATGAGGTCTACAAGTTTAGATAAACTGGCTTCTTCTTTACTTGGTGGTGTAGGATTATCTTCCATTTCTTATTCCTTACTTTTTACTACTAAAAGCTTGTGATCCGAAGAATGCGGCCACAATACCAGCAACTGCCACGAAGTATGTTGCTGCCATATCCCCTAGTATTTTACTTGCCTGGTCTAGTCCTGAGAGTACTGCAATAACAACTGCGAATGGATATAGTAACATGCCACCTAGGGCGAACCATGCCATTTTCCTTTGTGCATCTCTCATTGCATCTGCATCTTCAAGTTCTTTTCTCTTAAACTCTAAATACATTTCTTGTTCTTTACGAGAAACCTTTCCGTCGCCATTTGTATCTGCTGGGTGATGGCCACTCTGTTTAATTTCTTCTTCCATTACATACCTCTATAACCCGTTTTGGATTTATGTTTTAAATTTTCTTCTTCTATATGTTGTTTCAAAAGGGCAACATATATTTGCCTCTCCCATGGTATCATACCTTCCAATTCACTCAACCTATATCCATGATGTTGCATTAATGCAAAATTAGTTTGGTAAAAATTTTCCAAACTTTCATGTGAGAGGCCTATGAAAAAAAACTATTCAGTCCCTTTAGTTCGACCTCATTTACTGTACTGCATTTCGTACAAGTAAATTCAGTGTAGTATGATACTGCTGGAGTATCCTGAAAAAATGCTTGAACCCGTTTAAACTGTTCTGAACTTAAACTTTCAATGAACTCTGCCAAGTCTTTTTTGGTTTCATTCTTTGCATCGAACACATTATCTTCATCAAATATTGTATCAATACATTCTACAATTAAGTCCATAATTCCTTCAACAGAATCAAATTTTTCTGGATCAATTTTTCCAATAACATCTACGGATGGGTATTTCATTTTAACGCCCACTCCTTGTTTCTTATCGAGGATAATAGTATCAGACATTTCACCCTTAGGTTTAGAGATACTAACATCATCAATATTTACAGAAATTGGATTCATCGTTCCACATTCTTCAGTCTTACACTTAATTTGGATATTCATTTCTTCACCAACAGATTTGGCTCTCAGTTGTAAAAACAACATTTCGATATCAAATACTGTTAGGTCTTCTAATGTATCCAATTCATAACAAGATGTGATGACATTTCTAACTGCTTGAGTTATTTGTTCGGGGTCGTTTGACTCCAAGGCAATCATCAATACCTTTTCTTCTTTTACCAAATAAGGTCTCATATTTAATTCTGCTCCAGTAGAAGGTAATTTTACCTTATACCGAGGCACATTCATTTTTGGTAATGCCATTATATTCTCCTAATATTATATTATATTCCTAAAGCACCCAATGCACTTCTAAATCCAGATAGGGTAGAAGATAATGGTCCTTCAGGAACGTAGTTATCGTAACTAAATGTTACGGTCATTTTCTGGGCAGCACTTTCACTATTGTTGTCCAGTGTAATTCCAGCAACAGTAGTAGGAAAGGCATTCTCTAACCTAATACCGTAAACAGGAATGTTCTTTTCATTCAGTTGCTGTATTACAACATCTGAAGTAAATTCTGATTTATATTTTGCGTGATACTTATCCGTATCAAAAACTTGTTCTAACCAATTATCAAATACTGTTTTCATATAATAATCATTGGTAAGTAAGAACGTACATTGTACATCCTCATTGATAAACGTATATGGAACTTTAACTGCTTGTTTCTCCGCAATGTAATCTAAGGTTGTAACATTACGTCCAGGGATTGTCACATTTTCACATAACATAGATATATCCCTTGGGTCATTTACTAACGACTTTAAACCACCACCTGATGTCAACGCGCCAATAATATTTCCACCAAGTAAAGACCCTTGAGGCGGAGTAAAAATAACTTGGAATCTATTTGCCTTTGCAAGACCACCACGTTTACCTATAGTACTTTTTAAATTATCAATAGACATATATTATCTCCCGCTCTGGTAAATCTTTCTTGATTGGGCCCAAACTGTCCTAGAGCTCTTCTTCTTAAACTGTTGTATTGGAAGATATATAGCTGTTTCCCAGTCTGTCATAGGAACCCTAGACATTTGTGATTTGACATGGGAAGTTAAATATCTCTTAAAACATGGCTCGAATTCTTTATACTTTCTCACGCCTTGGAGTAAATCATATCGGAGTCTTTGTAACCTACTATCCGGTTTTAAATCTTTAGGTGCGAGTTTAAATAATTCATTAAGTAATCTGGCACGTGCTACTGGGTTAATATAGTGTAAATTTAATCCAGTAAATCCGCCTGGTGCAGGTCCAACTATAATAGTCAATGGGAATCTGTCGTAATAAGGTAGATCCTCTTTTGTCTTAGGATCATAAAAGTACATTACCATGTCGCCCACTAAAGGTTTGGTTCTTTTCTCTAATGCAGTATCCTTAAGTAGTTTATTACGAGAAGGAATCTGTAATTCTTTTACCTTCTGCGAAAACCATTCTTCCGACTTGGGTGTCCTAGATCGGATTCCTGCTCGGAATGCCGCTGCACTGATTGTATCGAATATTGATGCCATATAACTATTTATATTAGCCTTTAAGTAGTTTTATACCAAGATTGGATAAAGTGTCTTCGGTCCAGATTTGAAATTTCCAACCTTTGTGATCTGCATATTGTTGTGCCGCAGTCCATTTTGAGGTGTTCTTAATATAAGTGGTAACTTCGTTAATATATCGTTTTGTCTTACGAGAAGGTTTCTTTGGTGGGGTTGTTTCCTTTTTTGGTTTAATTTCAACTAGGATAATATCTTTATTATCTAGTTCAACCAATAGGTCAACGTAATACCTATGAATTTTATTATCGGTTTTACATTTATACGGAACAACAATTTCTTCACTATTCCACTTCTTTACTTTAGGGTTTGATTCACACCATCTGAATGCTTGTCTTTCCCATAACGAACGATATACTACCTTGGTTGGATCGCCCATGTACTTTTGTTTGTTCTTAATTGTATATTTCCCTTTATAAGCCATTATAAATACTCTTATATGTTAAAATATTATTTATAAGGTATATTTACATGGGCGAAAATACTCAAAGAACCGAAACAGAAAACCAGAAAAAAGAAACTGAAACCTTAGTGTTCCCTTCTAAATTAAGAAGTGAAGCAGACGTAGGTGCTGCTCATGTAAGATTTCAGGCCATAGATGCTGATGGTATAGGGCCAACAGTACACTTATTCATACCTCAAGGGTTTTCGGTACCAGATGCAGCTGCATATACTACAATGGATTTAGGAACGGTTGGTGCAATTGCAGGTGTCACAGAAGGCACTCTTACTGAGGCAGATGGTATTGCAAAGGCAGCAATGGTTGGTGGTTTAGTTGATATGAAATCTGGTGGTATGTCATTAGGGCTAGGTGCTGCAACTGGAGGATTTACTGCATTAAGAAAGGGTATTGCTTCTAACCCATATACAGAAACACAGTTTACAAATAGTAATATCAGGTCTTTTGGTTTTACATTTAAACTTGTATCAGAAACGGAAGAAGAATCAGATACAGCACTGGCGATTGAAAACTTTTTTAGAGAAAATATGTATCCTGAAGTTGCAGGTGCAGTCGCATTAAAATATCCTAATAAATTTAAAATCAATTTTTATAATGGTGGAACCCCTAATAAGTTTATGCCAAGAATTGCAGAGTGTTATCTTGCGACATTTAATACTACCTATAATGCAACTGGTAATTCATTCCATAAAGGTGGACAACCTGTTGAAATTGATATCGCATGTACTTTCCAAGAAACAAAAGCATTAACTAGAAAAGATTTATATCCTGATGAAGATTCAGGAGAATCAGAAGTGGCATCCGGAGAAGAATAATGGCCTTTTTTCAATTATTTCCAAAAGTAGGATATGACTTAAATAACACAGGCGTCTTACAAAACATTGTAAATATATACAGATCGGTAAGACCTTTACAAGAATTTGTAGATGATATTAGTGCATATAAATTATATGAAATTAAAAATGGAGAAAGACCAGATATAGTATCACAAAGATTATATGGAAGTCCAGATTTTTATTGGACATTTTTTATTGTAAATGAATATTTACACGACGGACTTGCCGCATGGCCTATGTCACAAGAAGATTTACAAACATATATGAATACAGAATATAATGGATTTGCAATTACTACTAGGCCGGTTATTGTAAGAAACAGTGACCAACTTATTACAGATTTTCAAAACTCTCTTGCTGGAAGATTTCAATTAGGAGAAACATTAACTGGTTCTGCAAACGGTGCAACAGGTACTATAACAAGAAAAAATATTGATTTAAACCAGTTAATAGTCCAAGATTGTTCAGGCACATTCGTAGGTAATCCAGATTCAACACCTAACGTAACAGAAACTGTTACTGGAGGAACGAGTGAGGATTCAGTAGACACTTATAGAGTATTTAAATATATTGATGCTCCATATCACTATTATGTGACTGGTGATCCAGAACAAAGAGTTGCTGATAATGGCGTTTTCATTGATGGAGGAACTCCTGAGAGTGATTTAAGTTATGTTTCTAATAGGGCAATGTTAGAAAATTCAAATGATGAAAGATCCAGAATGCGAGTAATTGACCCAGAATTTATGTCTCAATTCATAGACAAGTTTGAAGAATTAATTAACAATGAGTAGAAATACCACCAGACTTTTTGGCGATAAGTCATTAACCCCATCTTCGTTTTTTCTTTCGCGATGTACATTAACTACAAGCGATGACCAAGATATAGACATAAGAGAATTGGTTACAGATATTACCATTACAGAAAGTTTATATATGGGTTCTATTGATGCTGAGTTTATTATTTTGGATGGTGTTAATTTATTAGAAGAATTTAAAATTAATGGTGATGAAAAAATAGCATTGGAAATAAAAAGAAAACCTATTGAT